CGGCGCCTGGACAAGACAGGCTGGCTGGTGTTTGACAACGGGCTGAAGTAAACTGACTCTTGTTAAATTAGCAAATAAGTGCTAAAATATTGTCAATTGAATAACTGACGAACAGCCAGATACCGACTTAGCGCCGGTGGTTGTGTCAAGATGACCTGATCCTTGCAGGCCGTCTTCTCACAATCACCGGCGCTTTTCGTTTTGAGGTGAAACGATGCCCTACAAAATTGAAGAAAATGACGACCAGTTTGAAGTGATCAACGCTGAGACCGGCAAAGTGGAAGGCAGACATGCCAGCCGACCAAAAGCGCTGGCACAAATGCGCCTTTTGTATTCTGTGGAAGGCGATTCCAAGAGCATGAACTTTTCATACGTCAAATCAATCGGCATCCTGACACCTGAGCTGGCCGCGGTCAAATCAATCGGCGCGGATGAAATCCAGGGCTACATGGCCATGTGGGGCAACCCGGCTTTGACGGATGTTGAAGCGGAATACTTCTTAAAATCAACGGATTTTTGGGACGCCACCCTGGGGAAATCCACCCGCCCGCTGACCTGGGATCATGCCCAGGATGCCAGTTTGAAAGCATCACCGGTGATCGGGCAAATCAACGATTTTGGTGATGATGAGGTCGGACGCTGGTATGTGGCCAAACTGGACCGCGCGCATAAATACCGCAAAGCCATTGACCGGCTGATCGAAGAAGGCAAGCTGGGAACTTCCAGCGATAGTGCCCCGCAGTATGTACAGCGGGTGAAAACTGGCAAGGCTACGTGGCTGAAAACATGGCCACTTTTTGCCGCGGCGCTCACTGACACTCCCGCAGAGCCGCGCATGATCGGGAGCCTTGAATATTTGAAATCCATCGGCGTTGTTTTGCCGGAGAGCCTCGAACGAGGCTGGCAATTTCAGCAGGCCCGGATGAAACGCTTATCCATTTTATTCAAATAAGGAGACTGGCAATGAAAGATATTTTGCAGAAAAGTCTCAAGTCGGTGCTGGATCAGGCTGACGCGATTACCGCACAAGTGACCGCTGAAAACCGTGCCCCTTCCGACGATGAGATGAAATCGTATAACGCGCTTTTGCAGCAGGCTGAAGGCTACAAAAACCAGCTGGATAGCACTGCCAAGCGCGACACACTCGAAGCCTGGGCGAATGCCTCAAATGGTCAGAGTGTCGTCAAGACCGGCTTTGACCGCATGGCTTTGCCAGGTGAAGGCGCCATTCCCGGCGTTTCAGCTGAAGCCAAAAGCGGCGAGCTGTATTCCCTGGATGGCGTTGGTGAGCAGAAGCTGCAGGCGTTGAAATCTGGCGCTTACAAGGATGCTTTCAGCGGTTACATCCGCAATATCGGCCTGGGACGCGCCATGAAGGGCGATGCGATGAAGGTCCTGAACGAAGGGACTGACACCGCGGGCGGTTTCTGGGTTCCCCCAGATGTGCGCGCTGACCTGATCAAGAAAATGGCCACCATGACGGCTGTACGCCAGAATGCCACCATTTACACCACCGGTTCGGATGTGATCAGCTTCCCCAAGGTCACTTACACCACCGACCAGAACTACACCGCTGGCACCAGATTCACCTGGCAGGATAGCGCTCCGCTTTCGAGCGATATCACCGAAGCCACCAACCCAATCGCCGGGCGCGCCAATATCCCGGTGCACTCTGCCACAGCCGCCATCATCCTGACACGTGAGCAGCTCGAAGATAACCAGTTCGACATCCTGGGCTACATCTCGCAGATCCTGGGCGAGGCTTACGCGCTGGGTGAAGAAGATGCGTTCTTCAACGGCACGGGCGCTGGCCAACCGGCTGGCATGCTTTCCAGCGTGGCGAATGCCAACCTGACTGTGGCCACCGGCAGCGGTGACGGCATGAAGGTTGTTACAGGTGTTTCATCCGCTTTGACCTGGGCTGGTGTTGCATCCGGTTCGACCGGCACGGAAGACAGCACCAAGGGCTTGCTGGGCATGGAAAATGCCCTGCCTCCGCAGTACGAAAGCGGCGCAAAATGGTACGGCGCGAAATCAGCCTTTGCCGCAGTTCGCGCCCTGGTTGACCTGCAGAAACGCCCGCTTTGGCAGCAGAGTGACGGCATGTATCAAGCCTGGGTCAACGGCTACCCGCCCACCCTGCTGGGCTATCCGATTGCCAAGAGCCAGTTCATCACTGCGCTGGGCGCTTCATCCTACAGCCTGCTGTTTGGCGATATGAAGGGCTATTTCGTGATCGACCGCGTTGGCCTGTCCATCGAAGTTCTGCGCGAAGTGCGCGCCCTCCGTGGAGAAGTGGTTGTTTACGCTCGCAAGCGCGTAGGCGGCCAGATCGTGCGCCCGTGGATGCTGAAAGCCCTCTGTGCCAGCACCTAAGATTGAATAAGGAGACTTGAAAAATGTTCAATCGTAATTATTTGGCCGTCTCCGCGATGGCCCAGAAAGTGGCAAGCACCGTCACCGTTGAAGGTACCGCGGTCGATCTTGCCGGTTATTTATCGGTTGCACGCAGGGAAGTCAAGTTTGTGATCGGTTATGTCGATTACATCTCGACTGCCACCACTACAACCGACCAGACCATCACGGTCAAGTTCCAGGAAAGCGCCACGACTGTTTCGAGCGATTTCAGCGACATCACTGGTATTACTACCGGCGCCGTCACTTCGACCGCTCACACTGCCGCAGGCGTGGCCGAGTACAACGGGCATGTGGCCAAACGCTATGTCCGCGCTCATGCGCAGGCCGCTGGCACTGGTCCAACCTTTGCCGTGACCGCTGTGGTAATTCCTGCACAGCGCCAGGCGTAACTATTCAACCAGGCCGGGGTGGGGAAACCTGCCCCGGCCACTAGCATTGGGAGCGATGCGAAATGAAAACAGTAGCGATTGTGGGAAGCCATCCCCGTACCAGAGCAACAGCGCCATTCGGGGATAAAAACAAGGAAATCTGGGTTTTCAATTCTGCCCCGACTTCGGATTGGTGCAGCAGATGCACAGCAGTATTTGAGATGCACGGCCCGGAAGAATACACCAGCCCGATTGTGGAAAACAGCCAGTATTGGGCATTTTTACAAAATCAAGATGCAGTGCCCGTTTACATGCAAGCGCAGGATGAGCGGGTAAAGAATTGCAAGGTCTTTCCGCTGGAAGAAATCAACCAAAAATACACTGGAAATTTCAAGCGGGGAGGTGATCCAATCTATTACTACACATCATCAGTTTGTTACGCAATTGCGCTGGCATTACACCAGGGATTTGAGCGAATTGAACTGTATGGTGTGGAGATGGAAACCAACACGGAATACCTTTACCAGCGTGATGGCGTTGGTCTGTGGCTGGGGATTGCGCTGGGACATGGTGTGGAAGTGTATTTGCCCGATCATTCATTTATTTTTGATGCCCCGCGTTATGGCTATGATGACCGCAATGATGTCAGAGTAACCAGGGAAGATTTTGAAGAGCGCGCGAAACAGATCTACGCAAAGATCATTGAAGCGGAAAAGAAAGTCAATCTGAAGCGTGGCGAGATCAATAACGTCACCAACCAGATCGAAAAAAACCGTACAAACGGCAAAAGCGCCAAATGGCTGGCAGAAACATACGGGCAGCTGTATGCCAACGTAACCAACGAATATGAACAGGCCATCGGTGATTATGGCTATCTGCAGGGTCTTTTGAATGATTGCAATTACTGGCAGACAAAGGTTGAAAAGATGATGATAGCGCGTGGATCCGGCATGGAAGTATTTGCGATGAATGAGAGTAAGCTGCGATGAACGACGCCTATCTGTACGATAAATCGTATTTTGCCAGGCATTACACCGAAGATAAAAAGCGGGATGTTATGTATTCGCAGGAACTTCAGAGAATTATCAAGCGCAAGCCACACGGCGGAAAAGTGCTGGATATTGGCTGTGGAGTAGGAAACTTCCTGGCGTTATTTGATGACCGCTGGACAAAGCATGGCATAGAACCTTCACAATATGCTGCTGGGTTGGCATTTTCAAAAGGCATTCACATTGTCGTTGATATTCATAATTCAAGCGCTGAATATTATGACCTGGTGATCTTTCGCGGCACGCTGCAGCACATTTACAACCCACTGGAAACACTGGCTGAAGCGCAGCGGGTATTGAAGCCCGGCGGCCTGATCGTCTTTCTGGCCACCCCGGATGCTGACAGTATCGTTTATCACATCTGGAAAACACTGCCACCACTGGATGCCCCACGCAACTGGGTGGTAATGGGGTCGAAAACATTACAGAATATTTTGACCCGGCTGGGCTTTGTTGAAATTGAAATCATCCATCCATACCTGGGAACGCCCTACGCGAACCCGATCATGGATATTCTGAACTTTATCCTGTCATTCATCAAATACCGGAAGTTTGCTTTTCCGGGAAACATGATGGAAGTCTACGCGGTGAAACGATGACCATTTCAAACGGTTACGCAACCCTGGCAGAATATAAAGCCTATCAGCGGGTAACTTCCACAGATGCCACTGATGATGGCTTTATCGAGAATGCAATTGAAGCTGCAAGCCGCTGGATCGATCGGGAAAGCGGCACGCGCTTCTACGCATCCACCGAAAGCAGATATTACGACACACCGGTGCAACCGAACGGTATTCTGCTTTTCGATGCTCATTTTACGGCTGTAACCGCCGTGATAAACGGCGATGGCAGCACCATAGCGGCGTCTGATTATGTGACGCTCCCCGCAAATCAGACGCCGTACTATGGTGTGCAGTTGATTCAAAATGCCAGCGTTATGTGGCTGGCAGACACGGTGGGAAATGGGCTGCAGGCAATCACTGTGACCGGCTCGGTGGGTTATTCCAGCGCGGCGCCCAAAGACATATACCTTGCCTGCCTGGAGATTGCCAAAGCGATTTACTCCAGGCGCTTTGGTGAAAATATGACCATGCGAACCGTGATCACACCCGCGGGTGTGGTTCAGGTGCCCGAGGGCGTACCAGATTGGGC